GCGGATCACGCACATCCCGCAGACGACGCTCGCGGACGGCGCACCGCTCGTGAACTCGCACTACCAGGTCGATGTGTACGCGACCAACTACGCGCAAGCGCAGGACCTGGCCGCGGCCGCGGCGTTCGAGGTGATCGCCATCGACGGACCGATTGTGCTCGATCCGGAATCGATCGACGCCTATGACAGCGACGTGAAGCTGCATCGAGTGATTCAGAACTATTCCATTTGGCAACCGAGGAGCATTCCATGACTTCGACCGCAATTTCATCCCAAGGCAGCACGGTTTCGATCGGCGGTGTCGCCGGTGCCGCCAAGGTCATTACCGGCATCACGGCGACCAATCCACCGGTCGTCGCCTCCGTCGCCCACGGCCTAAATCGCGGCGACATCGTGACCATGGCCGCGATCTTAGGCATGACGCAACTGAACGGTCTCTCGGCCGTGGTGCAGTACGTTTCGCCCAACAGCTTCGTCTTGGGCGGCATCGATGCCACCGCCTTCACGCCGTACGTCTCTGGCGGCACCGCGACCCCTGCAACCTGGACCGCGATTGCGAACGTCAAGACCTTCACGGCATTCGATGGCTCGGCTTCCGAAATCGACACCTCGAACCTGCAGTCGACCGCGAAGGAATTCCTGTTGGGCCTCATGGACTCCGGCACCTTCTCGATGGAGCTCGACATGGACACCGCCGACCCCGGGCAGATGGCGCTCTTGGCCGCGCAGGTTTCGGCCGCCAAGAAGCAGTTCAAGTTGGTGCTGCCGTCGAACGCGACCGCGACCTTCTTTGGCTTCGCAAAGAAGGTGTCAAGCGCCGGGGGTGTTGACCAGGCGATGAAGCGCTCGGTCGATGTGCGCATCTCAGGTCCCGTGGTGTGGAGTTAAGCCTATGCGATTGACGAAGCAAGACATCCTGAACTCGCGGCCGCTGCCGACCGAGGAAGTCCTCGTCCCAGAGTGGGCGCCGGCCGATTGGCCTGCGGCCCAGGCGGCAACTGCCACCGTCACGGTGCGCGCCATGACCGGCCGGCAACGCGACGCCTTCGAGGCCTCGCTGGTCGCCGGTGAGGGCAAGAAGCGCAAACCGGACCTCATCAACGTGCGCGCGAAGTTGGTGGGCCTATGCATGGTCGATGAGGCTGGGCGGCGCACTCACACGGACGCGGAGGTCGCGTCCCTGGGCGATACCAGCGCCGCGGCCTTAGATCGGGTGTTCACGGTCTGCCAGCGGCTCTCGGGCCTCTCTGCGGAGGACGTCGACACGCTCGAGGGAAAATCCGCGCCCGACCTGAACGGCTCCTCCAGTTTGAACTCTGCATCGAACTTGGATTCGCCCACCCCGACGAACTCCTCGACCGACTCAGCTCCCGGCAACTGAGTGAATGGTTCGCGTATTTGCGGATTCGAGGATTGCCGCAGGATCGGGCGGACTATGCGGCGGGGCAGATCTGCGCGGTGTTAGCCAACGTGCATCGCGCCGCCGATGCGAAGGTGTTTCAGGCGTGGGACTTTGTCCTGCGGACGATCGAGGAGGAAGCAGAACCTGACGAAGTGATGCCGGCGGAAGAGCCGATCGACTATCAACAAATCAGTCGAGATCTGGAACGTATGCTTGGCAAGAAGGAACCGATCTGATGGCAACGCTCGGTAGTCTCGTCGTCTCGTTGCGCGCCGAGACGGCGACCTTGGCCTCGGATTTGGGCAAGGCGAACCAGATGTTCGAGAACGCCATGCGCAAGATCGGCAAGGTGTCGGCCGCCGCCCAGGACGCGGTCGAAGGCCTGGTCGCGGCATTCACGGTGCAGCGCATTGGCGAGTTTGCGAAGGGCCTTATTGAGGCCGCCGCCCACTTGGACAACCTGCACACGCAGACCGGACTCTCGGTGAACGCGCTGTCGGCGCTCTCGAACGAGGCCCATATCGTGGGGTTGGACGTCGACACCGCGGCCAACTCCTTCGACAAGCTGCAGAAACTCGCATTCTCAGCGGCCGGCGGCAACAAGGCCGCGGCGGCTGCGTTCGCGGCCATCGGCATCAGCGCGAAACAGGCGGCGGATGGCTTGAAGCACCCGGATCAGTTGTTGCAACTGGTCGCCAAATCCTTAAACGGCTTCGCGGACGACGGCAACAAGGCCGCGCTCATGATGATCCTGTTCGGCAAGGGCGGCGCGCAGATGGCCGAACTCTTGAAACAGATTGCCGATAACGGCTACACCGCCTCGACCACGACCAAGGAGCAAGCGAAGGCGGCCGAGGATTTCTCCCGCGCCATGGCCGCGCTCACCAATCAACTGAAAGCAACAGCGACTACGGTGGTCATGGACCTGCTGCCGGCGTTTGACAAGGTTAAGGTCTGGCTCGAGTGGGTTGCGATATTCGGTGGAACCGCATTTCTCTGGTTGTATGCGCTGCCAAAAGGCGCGGCGATTGCCGTCGGGGCCTTGGCCGGGCTTGATAAGGCATTCGTGGCGCTGAATGTGAGTCTCGGAACGTTTTCGACCTTATCATTGGCGGCGGGTGCCGCATTCAAAGTGCTTGGCGCGTTCATCATCGGCTTCGAACTCGGCAGATGGGCCTATGAGCAGTTCGCCATCGTGCGCACCTTCGGCGCCGGCATGATTTCGCTCTTCGCCGGCATGTGGATCGAGATCAAATACGACACGCAGATCGCGCTTGCGTGGATGTCCGATAAGCTGCATTCCATGACTGCAGGGATCGGCAACCTGCTGTCGAACGCGTCAAGCGGCATCGCGCGCGCCTTTGGCCACGACCTCGTGTCGGCCGGTAAAGCGCCGAGCGAATACGGCAATATGGATAAGCTGGTAGCGGAACGAGCCGCGGCGCGCAAGCAGAACCAGGACCTCTATAGCGCCTCGCGCAATTACAACGCCTTCTTAGGGCTGGAGAACGTCGTCGCGACACCGCACGACAAGCTCGGCGGCAAGCCCAGCATCAAATCATTCGACCCCAACGCCAAGATCCCAAAACTCGCGTCCGACCACGACGAGCTCCTCAAAACCATGGACGCGCGCCTGAAGGTCATCAACGACGCCATCAAGGCCGAGGACGCCGCCTATCAGGTCGGCAACAAGCAACTCGACGCCGACTACGGCAACGGACTCAGCACGCTTGCGGATTACACCACGCAAAAGGCGAACCTGCTGGAAGACAGTTTCCGCACCACGCAGCGCCTCTACGACGCGGAGATCGCGCTCGCGCAGTACTACGTCACGCAGATCACGGCAAAACTCGCGAAGGACACGAACCTCAAAGTCGACCCGTCGCAGCAGAACCAGAAGCTCGCCAAGATCGCCGCCGACCAGGCCGAACTCGCGCAGGCCGCCTCCAAAATGCAAGGGCTTAGCGACGCCAAGGCGCTCGCCGGCATCAAGCACCCTGGGGACGAGTTGGAGGTGACCAAAGCCAACGCCGCCGCCTCGTCGGAGCTTGCGAAAAACATTTGGGATCTCGACATCGCGTACGCTCAGATGACCGGCGACACCGCCGCCGCGAATGAGATGCAGACCCGCATGGCCGACGCTGTGCTCAAGCAGAAGATGTCAATCGAAGGCCTGACCGATTCGACCCGCAAACTCCTCGCCATCGAAGAAGACCGCCGCTTACGCTCGAGCCAGTCAGGCCTCGACGGCATGAAGCGCTCGATCATCGACTACGGCAAGAGCCTGGCCGATGTCGCGAAGCAGACCGAGGCGATGACGACCAAGATGCTCACCGGCATGGAGGATGCGCTGGTCTCGTTCGTGATGACGGGGAAGCTTAATTTCAAGTCGCTCATCAATTCGATGATTGAAGATTTGGCCCGCATGGTGATTCGCGAGCAGGTGATGGGGGGCATCAGCAAATGGATTGGTGTTGCCATGGGTCTGACCGGGGCCGGCGTGGGAGCGGCCGCCGCGGGCGGCAGTACTTTTGTCGCCGGTGCAGGCGGCAGCACGTTCATGGCTAGCGGCGGCCCGGTCTACAAAGGTCAGGTCTTGACGGTCGGTGAGCGCGGACCGGAAACCTTCGTCCCGAGCATGGCGGGCAGCATCGTGCCAAACGGTGCCGGCGCAAGCGGCGGGATCGTGTACTCGCCCACCATTCAGATCGACTCGCGCTCCGACCGCGCCGCCGTCATGAACGACACGGTCAAGGCGGTACGCCAGGGCCAGGCGGACTTGCTGGCGCTCCTGCGTCGGTACAACCCCGGACTTAAAATCTGATGGACTTTGTCCTGCCGCCGTCCGTCGTGCCGAACCAAGCCGATTGGTCGCTCCTCGACTATTCCGGCGTGCAGACCTCGGTGCTCTCCGGTGCGACGCGCACGGTCTCCCGCGGCCAGCGCTGGCAGGCGCACCTGCAATGGCACGACCTGGTGGACGATGACCGCGCGAGCCTCTCCGCCATCATGGCGCTGATGCGCGGCAAGTCGAACCGGATGTGGATCTCCGATCCCACGTATCGGCAACGCGGTTCCTTCCCGGCGCCGGAACTCCTGACCAATGGCAGTTTTGCGCAAGGCGCGGCCTCGTGGTCGGTGGCCGGCGCCGCCGCGCTCTTGGGCTCGAATCGGGTGCTCAATCTCACCACCACCGGGGCCAATCCGCTGCCCGGCGCCTATCAGTCCGTGCCCCTCACCGCTGGGGTGGCGTATGCGCTGCGCGCCTGTCTCATCGACGGTCCCACGAGTACCGCTGCAAATGTCGGCGTGCAGTTAAGCGACGCGGGCGCCCTCTATCAGAGCGTCGGCCTCGCGCGCGGCCTCATCACGAGCGCCGCGGTCGCGCAATCGAGCGGACCCGCCAACCAGTACCCGATAACCTTTGGCGCGGGCATCGTCGCCGGCATGATCGTGTTCTGTAGTTACGCCTCCTTAAGGCGCTGCGCGTTGGCGCGGAACCCCGCCGCCGCCACGTACTTCTGCTCGCTCCCCGTCGACGCGCTGCCACCCTCGACGGCCGGCCTGCTGCGGGCCGGGGATCGGTGCGAAATCAACGGTGAATTGAAGACCGTGACCTTTGACTTGAACTCCGATGCAAGCGGCGTCGGGCAACTGATGTTTGAACCCGCGTTGCGTAAAAAGGTCCCCGACAATGCCCCGGTCATCGTCGGGGAGCCCATGATGAAGGGTATTTCGGCCGCCGATGCGCTGCAGCCGACACGGCCGGGATGGCCGAGCCTGTTCTCGGACTTCGACTTCACCTTCATCGAGGCTTGAATGACGCGCATCACCAACTCTTTGAACGCCGCAGAATTGCAGAAGACCGCGATCCTCGGCTGCATGCTGGTGGACTTGGACTTCGCCTCCGGTCACCTGTACGCGAATGATGGCTTTTCCGAATGCACGTTCGCCGGCAACGTGTACTCACCCTTGGGGCAATTCGGTGGCATCGATGCGGTCGAGGAGGCGCTCGATACCATCGCGCGGCCGATCAAGCTGACGCTCTCCGGGCTTGACGCGGCGCTGGTCGGACCCGCGCAAAACGAGATTTATCAGAACCGCTCCGCCACGGTGTACGTCGCGCTCATCGACCAGCAAAGCGGGCGCCTCGTCGCAAACCCTGAGATCGCCTGGGAAGGCCGGATGGACACCATGGCCATCAGCATCGACCAGAACGTCGGGCGAATCACGCTCAACTGCGAACACCGGCTGCGGCGCGAGCCGCGCATCGCGCGCTACACCGATGTCGACCAGCAGGTCGCACACACGGGCGACCGCTTTTTCAGCTACACGACCAAGATCGCGGGCTTTCAGAGCCAGTGGGGCAACCAAAAAATGGTCTACGGCGGGCCCTCGCGCACGCCGTTCAAATACGTGTACCAGCGATGAGTCGTCAAACCCACATTCTGCCGAGCGCTATTTTCCGTGCGGCCTCTTCAGCCGGGTCGCAAAAGTGAGGCGCTGGAACTGGGTCGCCCTGCTGCACGCCGAAGTCGAGGCGGCGAAGCTGCGGCCCTTTGACTATGGCGAGCAGAACTGCGGCCTGTTCGCGGCGCAGTGCATCGATGCGATTGTCGTCGGGTCCGCGCGGGTTGCGGAACTGAAAACCCAGTTCCATGACGAGGCGTCCGCGCGCGCCTTCGTCGAAGCCGCGGGCAGCATTGAGGCCGCTGTGACGCAGCGCTTAGGGGAACCCAAACCCTGGTGGAAGGCGCGCCGCGGCGATGTGTGCCTGTTGCCGACCCCGGACGGCCCCGGCTTAGGCGTGTGCGTGGGCGACATGGTCGCGATGATGAGTCTGACCGGAATCGCCTATTTCAAGATGGACCTTGCGACGGCCGCCTGGTCGGTGGACTAGGCATGCCGCCGGCCGTAGCCGCACTGATCGCGATCGGCTTCTCCACCGCGGTTGCAACCGCGATCGTCATCACGGCGGTCGAGATGGCCGCGATGATGCTGATCTCAAAGCTCCTCGCGCCCTCGAACAACCAGGGCACGCA